CACCAGCAGAGACAACTTCAATATTGTCAAAGTTATAAAGTTGACCATTATATTGACTAGAAAGTTTTTCAAATTCTTTAACTCTATCAGCACCACCTATAATTCTTACACCAGCATAACCATTATTATGTGCCATTTTTAAGACATCAAAAATTGTCTTTGTATTGGCATCGTTTACGATATTGCCTGCATGATTTGGATAAAACTTCTGCATATAAGCAATCTTTGTATCAGGATCAAGAGGATTCTTTTTCTTATCCTGACTTCTTGATGGGAAGATTAAATATTCACCATCTTTATCCTGAGACGCTGCCTGTGCTGCAACATCCATTAATTGTTGGTGCCCAATTGTTGGTGGATTAAAACGACCAAAAGCAATTGTAAGAGTTCCTTTTGTTTTAGGAACTGGAAGATATTGTGCTGGTGGTTGTTCTTGTGCTGCTGCTTGTTGTTCTGGAGCAGGTGGTTGCTCTGCAGGTGCCTGTTGTTGTGGTTGTTGGGCAGTTGCAGGATCCTGATATCCAGGAGACGCAATTGTTTTTTCTTTTTCAGTTTGTGGTCCGTCTTTCTGACCTACTTTTTGACGCTTATTATAAAACTTTAATTGCCCACCTTCAGTTTTTGCTACGAACTCTCCTTGCTTATCGTACCATCCACCATGACCATCTCCAACAAGACCAAGACGCTGGGCTTGTTGAGATGCAGAAGCTTCTGTTATGAACTGGAAAAAACTTTTCATTATCTACAGTGAAATATAATCCGATTAACTCTTCGATACTTATATTTATTCTATATGAACTTTGATACAGTTCTACCACCTATTGGTTGAATAATAACTCTAGCCCCTTTTATACCATGATCACTTCTATCACCTTTATAAACAGCTAAAAATACAGGTTCATAATTTCCAGTTATTCTGTCTCCATTATTAAGTTTGTGTCCAGTGCAAGTTAATTCATAATATCTCCCTCTATTTTGAACATCTAAAACTCCTTGCATAGTAACATCGACATTATTCTCCCCTTTTGGTCCACCATATCCATTTCCATAGACTGCCATTTTTTTTAAGTTATCATCCTGAATACCTCTACCAACCGTAGTAGCTGCTGGCATTCCATTTGGAAATCTATCTTTCAATGTGTTTATAAATGCTTGTGTTTCTGGATGATTGAATATGGCAGGTTCTACTCGTTGAGAAGTTCCAGACCATTGCTGAAATGCTTTTGCCCCAGTTCCAGCTTTATGGGATACATGTCCAACATATCCATTTTGACCTACAAAATGAAAATCACATTTTGGAGTTCCAGGAGTGCTTTCACAAAGACCAACTTGATATGTTGTAGTGCCGACTTTTAAAGGTATAAATTCAGTACCCAGTTTATCAAATATTTTTTCTAGTTGTTGATTTATTCTTATAATTTGAGCATCTTCTTGTGCTGTAGTCGCTTGTGTTCTTCCAGAAAATTGAGAGTCTTTATAGAGATCAGTCAATCTTATATACTTTCCAGTTGTAGTCGGGAGTATAATAGAATTTCCACTTTTAAATCTATCAAAATGACTGATAGAACTCAAATCTTTTAAAATAGATTTATCCAGTTTTACAGTAGATCCATTAGATTCATTTAATGTAAAATCTGCACCTGTCCTAATTCTTGTTAAAAAGATATTAAAATTATTTCTTTTTGCAAGTTGTGCTGGATTTAATGCCGCCATTTTTATTTTTATTTAGAAGTGCCCAAGAGAGGACTCGAACCTCCACGCCGAAGCACATGATCCTAAGTCATGCGTGTATACCAGTTTCACCACTTGGGCAAGTGGAGAATAGGGGACTCGAACCCCTCACCCCTGCCGTGCAAAGGCAGTGCTCTACCAAATGAGCTAATTCCCCAATGAGACCATTATATCACCGAAGTGGCATAAGGTCAAATAGTTCTGGATGAAGTTGACCATACTTTCTCATCAATTCACCTGCTTTTGCATTTGCTTGATTTTCAGTTGGACTACCAGCGTGAGAACTTTTACGGTCTAAACCTTTCTCCATATGCTGCTTATAATGAACATATTCATGAGCAAGAGTTCTCAATATATCAATAGGATGACGATTGATAATACTTAAGTGAATAGTATTATCTTTTGTTATTTCCCCGAATGCTGCAATTCTTTTTGCAAAGTCAGCATCATCTATAAGAATGACTGGAATATCATAAGTAAGACGCAACTCTCTTTTTAAGAAGACAACGAATCTTTTTAGAATTGCGTCAAACTGAATTTGAGTCGTTGGTCTTCCTTTTCTTTTGCCAAGAAGAGACATATTTTTTGAAATATTTATCAAACGCCAAGCACGGCACCAATGCTCTCATCAATGTCTTGGATGACTGTACGAATATCAGAGATGCGGGGAGGAACACTTACTTCATCATAAGTATATCCTTTTTGTGCTTCAAAAAGGATTTGACGAACTGCAGCGGCAGAACGGGCATCCATTTTAATTGTTACTTTTTTATCTTTAGTCATCGGTCGTCAGCAGCACGGTTTTCAGAGAAATAAACATCAAAAGCACCTTCAGGATAACGCTTGAGAAGTTTTTGAACATTACGAGCAACTACATCATCAAGTGTCGTATCCAGTGCCATACAAGCCTGGGCAACATACCACATAATATCACCCAGTTCGATAATCAGGTGCTCGCGGTTGTCCTCGTTATAAGGTTTGCCTTGAAACACCATCTTTTTGACGATTTCCATAAACTCACCACCTTCGGCATTGATACCAACAGCAGCAGTCAGGAGTCGCTCAATATTAGCACCTTTTTCATCCAGTTCAACCAGACGATCGGAGAGGGCAAGAAAGTCCTTAGATGCGTCAGAAGTTACAGCATCTACAAACTCAGCATACTTATCAAAATTAACGTGTTTAGCGGTTTCCATTAAAATTTAAATCCTTCAAACGATTTTTTAGGTTTCTTGTCTTCGTAGTCATTATACTCGTCTTCGTTTCCAGAGTCAAGTATATCTTTTTGTGCTGACTGTTCACAATCGTACAGTCTCATTTTAGCACGGTCAATACCTACAATGAAACGCTTGTAGATAGTGGGGTCATTGTATCGGTTCTTCAATTGCTTCACCATAATCTGCCCAAGTCCCTCCAACTCTTCAGTGCTAATAAGGGCAAACATAAGATCAGCAGTAGCAGGGAGACCAAAGGACTCACTAGTATCAGTAAGTTCAACATCAGAGTTCCCATAACCACTGCGGGTAGTCTGGGTAGCAGAGACAATGGGAACATTGAATTCCACTGCCAAACCGCGAAGTTCTTCAGCAATCGCTTTAATATATGAATATGAATTGACAGAAAGATTCGACTTATACCTACTGGAAGCACATATATTAAGGTAATCAATAAAAATAATATCAGGTCTGAATGATTTCTTAAGTGCCAACTCATTAAGCAGTGCCTTAAAGTGTCCACTATGAGCAGAAGCAGTTGGATACTCCTTAATTATAAGAGTTCCTTGTGTTTTCTTTGAGATGTTTGTGACTTTGTTCTCAAACATCTGGCGTGGGAGATCAACCAATTGCTGAATCGGGACATTGAGAAGGTTTGCGTCAATTCTTTCTGCAATTCGCTCTTCCGCCATCTCAAGAGTGATGTAGAGTACGTTCCTGCCCTGTAGCAACGCGGCACTAGCAACGTGGCACATAAAGAGGGATTTCCCGACCCCCGTACCAGCGAGAGCAATATTGAGAGTCTTATTAGGAAGACCACCTTTTGTGATTTTGTTGAAATATTCCAGATCAAATTCGATCTTATCTTCTTTGCGGTGATAAAATTCATAACGTTCCTCATAATTCTGAAGATAATCGTGTCCGATATTATTATCAAACGATACTGCTAGGGCATCAGAGAGAATGCTTGGAATCGCATCACGATTTTTCTTATCATTATTTCCGTCAGCAATATGAATTGACTCCATAAGTGCCAAGTAAATGGCACGATCACGGCACCACTTTTCAGTTGTATCAAGCAACCACTGCTTTTCGACAGCAGCATCATTCAGAGAAGAATTGATTTCTCGGATCTCTTTGACTTCAGTTTCATTAAGATCAGTGCGATTCTCTACCTCAATATTGAGTGCTTCAATGGTGATTGCTGAACCGTACTTAACAATGAATTGAACAATCTCATCAAAAATGACCTTCTCCGCCTTTTGCTCAAAATAATCTGGTTGTATGAAAGGTATAACTTTTCGTGAGTAATCTTCATTAAATACAAGGTTCCTTAAAATAGTAGTTTCAATTCTTTCCATTATTTGTAATGCAAATAGGCACTCATAATATACTTTGGACCACTAATAGGAGGTTCTCCCTTATGAGGGAACATCCAAAGCGGAGGAAACATAATTAAAGTTCCCTGTTTTGGTTGAATTTGAACATCTTTGAAAATAGTTTGACCACCACTTTCAACATCATTCAAATACCACATAAAAGATAAAAATCTACGGGCGGTCCCATAGTCTACCACATCTACGTGCGTATCAAACTGATCAACACCGTTTGGTTCGTATTTTTTAATACGAAATTGTTCTAAAGCGTGATCTTCTGGAAATACACGCTTATCTACAAACTCATAATACTTATCACGATATTCAAAAATCTTTTTGATGATATGATTATGAACCTGACTAACTTCTGGGGTTAATTCACGATTTTCTGTAATATTAAACTGAGTAAAGTTAGGTTTTCCTTCGTTATCAAGGCGCTCGTGTTTATCAGGAACCTGATCAAATAAACCAATTAAAAAATTACATATATCAGGTTCAAGAGCATTTTCGTAGATATGAATAAAATCTTGAAGTTCATCCATAAGAGAATTCGCCTTTAGCAATCACATCCAGTTTCTGCATTACTTCTTCGGTAAAGTATTCTTCTGGATTTGCCAAAATCTGTTTGGCGTAAATTTTCTTACCATCCATTTCATAACGCCCCGCAACATTCTTCCAGAGTCCGCCGAGTTCCCCGAGTTCCAGAAGACCATAATAGCGATCAAGACCGCGCTCATCATAAAATAAACGGACTTCAACGTCTTGGTTCTCCTTACTTAAACGCGACTTAGCAGTCTTTGCCTTGATAATATTTCCAACGACTTCTGTTCCATCTTTTTCTTTTTTCTTTGAGAGATATATGATAGTAGAAGCGGCATACTTAAGACCACTACCACCACCCATCTCCTTAGTAGGAACATAAGCACCGATGACATCGTAAGTGTGGTTGGTTACAATCATTGGAATGTTTGCCTGACCCAACTTGAGAGTAAGCATACGGAAAGCACCTTTGACAAGTTGTGATTTGGTCATGTCACGAACCTGCTTATCATTCAGTGCATCAGTAATCTCTTTCTCAGTTGAGAGCATACCCAAAGAGTCTAATACAAACATACAAGGTTTGCGTTCTCCTTCAGGTTTTTTTAAATATAGGTCTACCGCTTTGAGTGCCTTTCCACGAAACTCTTCTACTGTGACAACATTAACCACGACAAGGCGTGATGTGTCAATGCCGCGTGATTCCAAGAGGGATTTAGTGATAGCAGCTTCAGTATCAAAGTAGAGACAATAACCATCGGGGTTATTATCAAGAAAATTCTTAACCACAGCGAGAGAAAAGAAAGTCTTTCCAGTACTAGACTCTCCAGCAATAGCAGT